TTCAGGGATTCCAATAACAATAGGAGCAGGCAACGCCAAACCTTTTCTATCGTATTCATCATCTGGAGATCTTGCCCCTCTCAACACCTTTGGATATTCTTCCCTTGGATTCTTAAAAAACACCCTGTAAGACTCCATAAAACGATGCTGCGTATAACTAAGCTCATCCATTGAAACGTTGGCAAACTTAACCCATCCTCCCATCGTGTCGATCACAGAATGGATAACTGGGTCATCAAAAACAACATCCTGCCAAGGCCCAGCCCTACCTATGGCTGCATATGCCTTAGCCCATGCTTGCTGAGCCTTATCTGTTGGCGTTCCTGATAGCTGCCTAACAATATCCGCGACCTTCGGCGCAAACTGGCCTCGCTCAGGGTCTGTGGCGTGTTTTGTTAAAGCCTTCCTTACTTGCTCAAATTCGTAGTGCTGACAAGCCTGCCACCAAATATCAACCACAAAAGGACTCGTCTCTTGTTTGTAATAGGCCATTACTGATGAAACTAGTTCTGCAAATTCAACTCTTTCAGACGCGTTCATTGCTTGCTCCTTGCCCACTCTAAAGCAACTTGACGATTCTTTTCCTCAAGGGCTATCTGCTTGTTAGCGGCCTTTGGTGTAACAAATTCAAGCACATCATCCCATCTGCCTTGATTAAGCCAAGTTGACGGGTGAGGAATGTAATCAATCGACGTTTCTTTCATTGCCCAAAATTTTTTATGCTGCTTTATAGCCGCTCCAACAGCATTCTTATCCTCAGACTTAAGACGCTTCCAAGCCTTTTGAGCGGCTTTCTTTGCAACTTTCTTTGGATACTCCATCCAAAACTCTTCAAACTCCATCTTGATTCCCCTTTTTCTTTGCTTCAATGCCTAACAAAACGTACCGATTCATCCTTCCTTCTTTAGCCTCTTCTTCTGTGAAATAACCAAGGTATCCAACAAGCAAACCTGTTATCTCATCTCTTGAATTTGGGCCATCAAGAGGAAGTCTTGATATAACGTACTTCAAAAAATCGGTTTCGCTATGAACTTTCGTATGACATTGCTCACAAAGCAGGGCAAGTTGTTCCACATCGTATTCCCAAGGCTTGTACCCCTTGAAGTATTCTTTGTGATGAACATGCAGCATTTGCTCTGTATTGCCACATATCTCGCAAGCAAACCCCTTTGCTTGCATAACTTCCAGCCTTTTCTTTTGCCACATCGGACTCCGCAACAGATCTGAGTAGCTACCCATCATTTTCTCCAGGCAAAACCACGACCAACTACGAACAAAGTTCGTAGAGCTAATCAGGTGCCGTATTGCGTATAACACTCTTTGAGTTGGCCTGACCCAATACTCAAGGCTCTAGCGGGTGTCGACCCCGGCTCCGCAGCCATATCCTCTGCGGCCTCAAGCCCGGCTAAGCATTCTTGCTTGAATGCGCTTGCTCTTCGCGCATAGAGCGATTTACGACCGTTCTCGCCGGTCATCGTATAGACAATAAAAAAGGCCGCTTACTGCTGCTCTCGGTAGCAGAACCCAAGTCTTGCAACAAGGGTCGAGAGCATGAGTAAACGGCCTTAATACATTGTCTGCTACGACAACAAACTAATCTTATCAGATCTCCACAACCTTGCAAGTCCAGCCTTCTTTTAACTTGCCCCACCCGTGAACCTCTATCTTCCAGCCTGCTCTCAAGATAGCCGGTAAGTGTTCACTCTCTGCAATCTTCTTCACCCTGGCTGAGATGTTAGCTCTTGAGGTTGTTTGAACTAAGAGCGTCTCCTCGTCCTTGAGACAAAGTATGTCGCCTATCCCAAACAAGTCCTGCCTGATCCTAGCCCACGGGTTCCAGTGCTCGACGATCTGACATAAGTAACCACGCTCACGAAGCGCAGCTAAAGACCTTTGCGTAGGACTTACCGACGAACGGCGTGTTTTCTTGGTGTCAGTGGCAGAGATTGTCGTCACGATGACAGTCTTATGGGGTTGATAAGCCTAAGATTACTCCATCACAACAAGGAGCCAACATGAAAATCGTACTTACACAAGAGCAGCTAGAAAAAATACTAAAAGAATACTTTTATGACAACTACAACGTAAAGACTGGAGAAATTACGTTTGACTTAACGAACTATTTAGAAGAATTCTGCGTCATCCATACAAAGGAAGCACCATGAGCGTTGACTACGATGCCTGGTTGGACAGACAACTTTACCAATACGACAGAGAGAGGGAACAAAATGACCAACAGTTGGAACAACAGGAGTACGAACTTGACGAAGTACAAGATAACGAGGAGTGACTGGGCACTATGCGCGCTATTGGGGATTTGCTACGGAACACTGCTCTTCCTGTTCATAAAGTAACGGAGCCAAACATGAAATTCAACGAACTTAGAAAGATCAACGTAACCGAAAAGGTCGAGAAGAAGAACGGGCTTTCCTACCTCTCTTGGGCCTGGGCTGTAGATACATTGTTGCAACACGATCCTACGGCTACATGGGAGTACAAGCCTCACCAAATGTGGGGAGACACGGTGATGGTGTTTTGTGAGGTCAAAGCATTCGGTGTCTCTCGCACTGCACAACTGCCTGTCATGGATCACCGTAACAAAGCGATCTCTGAGCCAGATGCTTTCCAGGTCAATACAGCCATGCAGAGATGTCTGGCTAAAGCTATCAGCCTCCACGGTATCGGGCTTTATATCTACGCTGGAGAGGATCTTCCAGATGAAGATAAGCCTTCCGTAGACGACCACATTAAAACGATCTTAGAGGCCAAAACAGTTGACGACTTGAAGGCAGCATTCACGAGTGCCTACAAGGTCTTTAAGAACGATCCTGAGTCCATCAAGCAAATAGATGCATTCAAGGAACAGCGCAAGAAAGAACTGACGGAGATTAAATGAGTCAGATTCTTTCTATTGCCAAGCAATCAGGGGTTCTCATCTCTCACCGAGATGAGTTCCTGAAGTCGGTGGAAAAGTTTGGCCGGTTGATGCTTAACAAGTCTAAACCGCTAACGCCAACACAAACAGCTTACTTGGCAGCACTCGACGACTGGATGTCACTTAACGATCTGGCTAACAAGTTTGGTTGCACACCACAAAATGCCTTGAAGATGATTCGTGCTTTAGAGGCTCGCAAGTTGGTAACGAAAGAAAAACTCTACAGGCAAGCCTGGGCCTTTTACTACAAACGAAAATGAACCTGAACACATTTGAAGAAGGACTGCTGGACTCAATCCAGACAGAGCGTTGCAAGAAACTGCTCTGGTCTGTCATCCAACTGGCAGTCGATGATGCTTGCAAAGCACCCTATAAAACTAGACCAACAGACGAAACGATTACCGCTTTGAGGTTCTTATTCGGAGATCTTTACGAGTCTGGACTCGACAGCTACCTGATGTGGCTTGACGTTGACAGCAAAGAATTCAAGAGACGCATGGTCAATGCCATGTACTCAGAGCGTCACGATAAGTTCACTGACTTCGAGAGACGAGCCTTTCGAGCCAACTACAACTGGTATCTGAGAAATGAGATCAATCCTAACAACTGAGACTGACCGTAGGAGGGTCATAGAGGCCATAGAAGCCACTGAACTTGGCTACATGGTAACTATCTCCAAACCTCCACGTACAGCGGCTCAGAATCGGTTTTATTGGTCAATCCTGACAGCTTGTGCGGAACAGTTAATGGGCCAGCAATACACACAGGACATCTGGCATGAGTGGGCTAAGACAAGGTTTCTACCATCTCGTGTCGTTGAGCTTCCTGGTGGTCAAGTCAAAGAGATCGAGCCTTCGACTGCTTCGCTTACCGTGTCTGAGTTTTCGGATCTCGTAGAGCAACTATTGCAGTACGCAATCGAGAAGGGCTTAGTCTGGACAGATGAAATGAAGGACGCTGAACTTGACTTGAGGAAGATCAATGTACTCAAACAAAAAGCTGCTTGAGGCTTGCAGGCATCTGCCTTGCGGATCTTGTTTTTGTGAGGACGGAACTGTGGTTGCCGCTCATAGGAACCAAGGCAAAGGCATGGGCATTAAAGTCTCTGATGCTTTAGTAGCATCTCTTTGCTACAAATGCCACTCATACTTAGACCAGGGAAAAGAAATGTCTCGCGAGGAACGTCGAGACTTCTGGAACCAAGCGTACATAAACACAATGCAAGCAATGATCGAACGAGGGATATTAAAGGTGCAACATGGAACAAAGAACTGATGATTGGTTTAAGGCAAGACTAGGCCACCTAACCGCTTCACGGGCCTCAGACGCGCTAGCGAAACCTGGTACGGCTACACGCCGTAACTACCAGATCCAACTCGTTACAGAGCGTCTGACGGGATTACAAGGTGATTCATTCACAAACGCAGCTATGCAATGGGGTACTGAACAAGAACCTGTTGCTAGGGCTGCTTATGAAGTCCATACAGGGCATTTCGTCGAGCAGACAGGGTTTCATGTTCACAAGTCGATAAAGTGGCTTGGAGCGAGTCCTGATGGCTTTGCAGGGTCAGGGTTGATCGAGATCAAGTGCCCCAACTCAAACACTCACGTTGATTACTTACTAGCTAAGGAGGTTCCAACCAAATACAAACCACAAATGCTTACTCAAATGCTCGTCACGGGACGGACTTGGTGCGACTTTGTGTCGTTCGACCCAAGACTTCCTGAACATCTTCAACTATTCGTCGTTCGTTACGAGCCTAAACCGCAAGAGCTAACCAAGATCGAGGCTGATCTGGTTGCCTTTCTCAATGAAGTTAATCAAATGGAGTTGTCGTTATGCCAAAAGAACTAACAGGATCAATCAGCAAGAACAAGAAGAAAGAGAAGGATGTTCACCCAGACTACCGAGGTTCAGCAATGATAAACGGGGTCGAGTTTTGGATCTCAGGATGGGTCAACGAGGGTTCCGACGGAAAGTATCTGGGGCTAAAGTTCCAGCAGAAAGACGGGGAAGTAAGATCAACCAAAGTCGATGACGACGATTCAGTGCCATTTTGATATGTTAAGCGT